ATCAAAGCGAAATGCGTTATTTCTTTGAAATTTTGTTTATCATAATGAACTATTTGTTCCTGAAGAGTGAGGAGCTGAAAAGCTTCCTGCTCCCTTTGGGCCTGTGGGCGTATCGAACAATCGCGCCGGAAGGCACTGTTTTTGAAGCAGTTGTTTTCCGTTTCGGTGTTATCGCCGCGGGTTTTTGGTTTGTGACACCCTATTTTATTTTGGGTGTCCAAATGGTTTATCATGTTTGCAAACGGTTTTTACTGGTTTGTATTTGGGTCTTCAAGTTGTTGTCTGCCCCTGCACGTCAGGTATACCTGAACCACAAGTTGCGCCGAAAGATTTATCATCAAATCGGAGCCGCTGTGGGAATGGAGTTTATCGACGTAAACGGGACTTTGGCATTCGATTCAGACGGCCCTTACCTATTGGTGGAAGTCGCCGGCCGTGCCGTACGCGTAAGAGTCTCTGTTGGAGAACTTGGACCGCTTTTAGCTACACGTGCCGCCACCCCCACGAACGGAAACGAGAGTATTTTGAGAAGGTCAATGGTTACACATTGTAATTCTCCTAAATTCAACTTTTCTTTCACCTCCGAAAACAAGGTCATTGGATCTGGTTTTCGTCTACGCCACAAACGGGGTAACATGTTGGTAACAGCGTGTCACGTCATTGACTCAGTGCTTGAAATCGGAAACGAAATCAGCATTGTTGCAAACGGCAAATCGTTCAAATTGGAAGAGTCGGACAAGGAATTGTTCAAAATTTCAGTTATTTCGAAAGAGCTTGATGTAGTCATGTTTACCGTCCCTGAGGCCCTCATTAGTGCGCTCGAACTTGGAAGCGCTAATCTAACTCGTACACCTGTGAACACAGCAGTCAGGACTTATGGTCTTGTCGATGGTTTCCCCAGTGTGGCTACGGGAACAATTATGAAAGTGACCTCTTCGTTGAGGTTTAATCATGGTTGTTCGACAGTTCCCGGAATGTCAGGCACACCTATTGTGACTGCTATGGGAACAGTTGTTGGAATGCACCTCCAGGGATGGGACACTTACAACACAGGAGTATCCTTGGACTTCTTGTTAACTTCTAAAGCACCCGTTGGAAATGAATCGGACTTTAGGTTGCAGGCATTCCATAGTGATGAGCCTGAAGATTGGAATGAGGATGAAGACGGCAGCTGGACAGCTCATGTAATGTGGCTGGAGGAAAACCATGGAGAACGTCTTTTTGGAACACGCAACTACTACGGCAGAGATGCTGAGGAGATGGGTGGATCAAGCAGTTCTCTAGCGGATTGGGAATTTACCGGTGGTGAAGACGACTCTCACTTTGAGTCTTTTCTGAGGGACCCCCTACCCATAAGGGGGGGTTGCTCGGGAATTACCAATGGGAAGAACCAGAAGAAATCGACACAGGAAAGGGCATCCGTCTTAGCACAGTTGGACGTCATTTCCAAACGGCTGGATGCGGTCCTCCTAAACAAGGAGTCAGCGCCGACCTTAGGGAACGAGTCCCTGAACTTGAAACCTATCGTTGGCCTCCCAGAGACAACGCAGCAATGCGAAAATCTCTCCTCATCCACGCCGCCCGTCACCCTCGAGGGGAACACCAATACCGTTGGGACCCTTACCGAGACCCCCGTGGCACCTGTGATAATCGCAGCCCCCAAGAAGCAGACGACGCCTTCAGCGAAGGCACCGGCTGCTCCCAAAGGGAAATCAAAAGCGAAGGAGGAAGCTGCACCTACAGCGAAAGTTGTGAGTGTGGACGAGTCGAAAGTCGCTTCTGCGAAAATGTCACAAGAGCTGCGCGCATTTGTGGTCAATATGGCGACGGTGTTAGACAAAGAACACCCGTCGCTATGGGCTGCAAGTATCTCACCAATTTGCGAAGGGAGGGGCTACAACTTCGAGACCGTACACGAGGCAATCTTGCAAACTTTGCAAAAGAAAGCTTCGAAACGGGCAAGGAAGAGCTCCGCCGCACAGTCGGCTGCAAGTTCCTCAGCATCTGTGGAGATCTGAAAGCGGATGCCCATCCAGGCATTCCTTTCGCCGCTTTAGCGTCCAAGAATGGGCGCATAGTGGAGGATCATACAGAGTTGCTGATTGACATGTGTCTCGAGATGTTGGTATGGCAAGTGGTTTTTGGTCAGGAATTTTCTCAGTTATCAGCTGAGGATCTTATCGTTTACGGATTGTGGGACCCGGTTCGACTTTTTGTCAAGGATGAACCCCACAAAATGTCCAAGATAGAAGAGGGGCGTGTTAGGTTGATAGCCAACGTCTCTATTCGAGTGCAGATGATTGAAAGATTACTCTGCTCAAAACAGAACAATGCCGAAATTTCACATTGGTGGAAAATTGCGGCCAAACCTGGCTTAGGTTTAGATGATGATTCACTAAATCTTTTAGGAGATGCGATTGATCGCATACTCCAGTCAGGTGAGGTTGCTATGACCGATGTGTCAGGTTGGGATTGGACTGTGAAACCTTGGCTTTTGTGGGCTGATGCCGAGCGAAGGCGGTACTGCGCAGGCGAAGATAGTGACTCACTTTTTGGTGAGTTGTTACATTTGCAAGCGTACGCTACTGCAAACTCAGTGTACGCCATGGCTGATGGAGAACTTATCTCCCAAGATGAAGGAGGGATCCAAAATAGTGGGTCGTATAAGACTAGCAGCACTAACTCGTGGATGAGGATAATCCTCGAGTTGGTTGCATATATGCAAGCCTATCCGACAGCGTCTGATGAAGATGTAGAGCGCTTATTGAAGGATCTCGTCCTTACTATGGGGGACGATGCACTGGCAGTTTACCTGAAGGAACTGCCTGAAATGTACGGAAAACTCGGATTTAAAACTTCGCTTGCGGGAGTCAAGAAATCAAAGGCTGGCGTTGAATTTTGTTCACACGTCTGGCCTGAAGATGGCACTAATAATGCTTACTTGGACTCGTGGCCGAAGACTATGGTCCGTTTCTTTTCAGGAAAACGGGGGCCGGACATCCTAGACCGGTTGGCGCAACTGGAGTTTGTACTTCGCCACCACCCTCGTAGTGCTGAGCTGCTAGGAATTGCACATGCCTGGGTTGCGCAGGCAAATAAACAAGATATCCTCCCCAATGGCGAAAAACAAAGGGAAGAAAACTTCTAAGGGGTCTCAACCGCCGAATAGGGCGAGATCGAATAGAAGTGGACTTGGTGCAATCGCGTCTAGCCAAAATGTAAGGACTGTCAATGTGTTGGCGGTTCACCACGGGCTCATTGCTTGCAATGAAACAGTGGAGGACCACCATATCATTGGGTCTGCAGCATTTCCGGCGCTTAAGGCGCACCTGGACCACTGTCAAGAGTGGCGCATTCGTAGTGCGCGCGTGACGGTAGATTCTTTAGCTGCGGAGACAGCATCACACCTGGTAGGGGTGTTAGTAGAGCCGAAAACTTGGAAACCTGTTGATTGGGCTCAGTTGAAAAGTATGGGGGGTGTTATAAAATCTTGCCGGTCGCAAGGCTGGTCAAGTAACACTATCCCTGGACAGGACGATTGGGTCAAATTTGACGCAAGGGGGGCGACTATCTACACTGCTTGCCCGGGTGCTGCTAATCCGGCAGACAGCAATGTAATGCTAACTGTTCACGCGCAAATTCAAATGCGCGGTTTTAGGTAGTGGTTTAGGGAGGGGAACCTCGCAGTTTTATCAATTTTCTGTGCAGATAAATTGAAACCTGGGTTCTAGGCCGTCGGTTCGACCGACTATAGACAGCGCAAGCTGTTGGTCCATGTGTAATAAAATTTGGAATGTAAACCATTACCCGAACATCCTGGCCGTCAGGTAGGGGTGCGCATAGATGAAAGTCCAACACTTTGAGGAATAGTGTTTAAAAGCCTCCGCTAAGGCTCTGTGGTGCGTGATCGTATCACTGAATTGTCAAAGCTCAGTAGCATGCTTCGGCCGGCTCCAGAAATGGACTAGTATAAGTGTGGACAACTGCGGTTTGGCGTTATGGTCAGTCTGTAGGTTTAAAGAAAGGTGATGACGGTTCTTTGATCCGGTAGCAGCATGGGGG